CTCATTTCCTTCTATAGGGAGGTGAGATATGAACCTAAGGTTGATGTCACATCTGTGACCTCTCCTGACCGTTCAGATGCGCAGTGGTGAGAGGAACATTACGGTTCCGTCTTTAATGACACTCTTAACGAGGTAATTGGTAACCACCGGTTATCTCGGCAGGATTTCCATTCCTATCCATTAAAACGAATAGGGAGGGAGGACAGTGATGAACCCTTATACTACTCCACTAGGGCATGTTCAAATATGAGCATTGCCCTGTTTGGAGCAGGTGTTGACGCTAGAGCCCTAAATCAGGACAAGGAACAGTCTAAACTTATTGATACAGTTTATTCCTACTTTGGGGTCACTCGTAAGAGTGACTTTAATGGATGTTCTGCCTGTCAAATGGCAGATTACTCTTTGAGTAAATTATATCCATTACCTGACAAGGGAGGGAAGACCCGAACCATAGCCATCGGAGATGTGTGGACCCAGCTTTCGCTGGGCCCACTTCACAAGCTTTGTATGAAAATACTAGCATCCCTTCCGGGAGACTTCACCTTTAAGCAGGATGAAGCCGTGACTCAGATGTGTCGGACTAAGTGTCCTAAATACTCATTAGACCTAAAGTCTGCAACAGATAGGTTTCCTATCTGATTGCAAGCCAAGGTTGTTGAGAGACTATGGCCAGGTTATTCTGAAACCTGGGTATCAATTATGAAGAGATCCTTCCACATTGTGGATCGTGAAGGTCATAAGGTATCCAGTTGCGTTTACGCCACTGGACAACCCATGGGGATGTTATCCTCGTGGGCTGTTTTCTCTTTAACTCATCATATTGTCACACAAACTATTTTCCGAAAATTAGGTGAGAAACCTAAGTATTGGTTATTAGGTGATGATGTGGTGATCGGTTCGACTCGTGCCGGTAAGGAGTATCTCTCTGTCATGGACAAGCTAGGGGTAGAAATATCCCTTGCAAAATCCGTGATATCAGAGTCTGGAGAGGATTTTGAATTCACAAAAAGGAGGATCAAAGGTGGATTGGACGTTAGTCCAATCTCCTGAGGTACTCTGGGTTGGGATGTTAATCCTGACCCTTTGGATTTCTTATCCAATCTGACTTCTTGCCGTAAGAGATTACCTTCCAATTCGAAAGGTTGGAGTCCTAGTTTTATCAATAGTCTTCTGGGGAAATCCCGGTTGAAGCAATGAATGACTAGGATCGCTCCATACAATCGTATTATCCGATCTAAACCATCGCCCTTAGTTTCGACTAAGGACTTTGGTGAGGCTAAGATGTACCTTGCATGGAATGGGTTGAGGGAAGCGATTCCCTCTTACCAAGAGGTTTTCTCTATCCTTGCTAAACACAAGGATCTTGGAAAGCACGATCCTGAGTGCGATTCGGTGTTTTATAACATCCGGATTGTGTCAACTGAAGTTGAAGCACGTCTCCGTCAGCTCTTTGAGCACGCGAAGCGAATCCGCCGTAA